TAAATCCATTTACTAAATTGGCATTTTTATCATTAATTCTTAAAAATTCTGAATTATTTTCATAATCTCTAAAAATCCTAGTATTACCAGCACCGCCTTTATAAAAGGGGAGATTATAGCCACGAGTTCCCCTTGTACAAGAAATTTTTACTCTTTCATCCCTTGAGATTCCTGAATGGTTAAGAATCATATTAGTTCCTTGAATTGCATCTAAAGTTTTATCAAATGGCAAAATATGAAAATTCTCTGCAGAGTTATATATTGGGTGCTGTCGTCTATTTGCAATTTGATTATTATTTATTTCAAAATCCATATACTCTGCAGCATAATCATTAATTGGTTGTTGAACAAATATTAAAAATTGAGCAGCAATATAATTCATTACATCCCGATATGTTGCTAGATTTCCAACACCCCCAGCTATTGCAGACCAGGCGACAATTAATGGGTCTAGGCCATTATCTATAGATTTTAAAAAATTATCTATATAATTCCTATATAAATCTTTTATAATTAAATCTGCACCGAGATAATCATATCGGGTGCCATTTGTTGATTTATTATGATATCTATTTACATATGAAGACATATCATATGTTGCTTTATTTACATTATCTGATACATTATTCATAATACGAACAATTGCCTCTCTAATATATCTTAAAAAAGATTTCTTTCTAGTATTATAATTATCACCAAGTATGTTGTCATTAAAGAAATTTTGACCACCTGCCGCATTACCAGTGCTAGCCCTATTATTATTTAAAAATCCTTCCTCTGCTGCAGTAATATCTGTATGCTCGGCGACAGTTAGTGCCCGTAATGCTACGGAAAGTTGTTGTCCATTTCCTCCTATTGCGGCGTTAATAATTGGATTGCTATAATGTCCCGCATTGCCTTCACCATTACGCTGTACACTATGTATATACCCAATTTCGGCTCTAAATTGATTTAATATTGCATTTGTAATAGGTCTTTGATTATTACCACCTTGGGTTTGTAAAATATTTGTTAATTGTGATGATGGTTGTAATCCTAACAAATATTTTGCAGGGACAAAATAAGAATGTAATTCATATCTAACATCATTAACGCGCACATCCGTCAAACCCGTACAACTATTAATAAAATTAGCAAAATCACATTGTGAATATCTATTTAATTTAATATCTGTTTTTTGAATAATGTTCTTAAAAAATTCAGATTTTTGAATAATATAATCAAAGATTTTAATAAATGATGGTAAATTTGCCTTATAAGATTCTTTCATATAGATTGGGACATCTGTAAGGGTATTTAACAAATGCAAATTTGAGCCACTACTTCGATCTAAATCTTTTCCAATACGCTGCAAAATATAAGCCAATGATTGAAATACAATGCTATCGGTTTTTACATCACCACGCAATCCCAATACTTTTTGAAAAATCATAGAATGTTGATTTTCACTATTTTCAGTACTATGCCCAGCAACATATTTTTGAGATTGTAAATTATATGTCCCACTTCTATATAAATCAGGAAAGCCAGTTTCTGGCTGTGATGATACTTTGCTTGCAATGCCATTAATAAATCCATTTACCAAATTTTTATAGATTTTATTTCCAGTTGATGGGTCAATAAATGCAGACATAAATCTACTTAAAATTTGATTAAATATAAACATTAAACTATTGTGATTAAATGAAACACATTCATGAGAATATAATGCGGCTCTACTATATTCACGCACATCGCTTTCATTATTTTTTAAATTTGGCCACTGTATTAAATGTGCTTGAGATGCTCTACTATCTGATGTTTTTGTTGTTTTTGCAATTAAATCATGTAATTTATATTCAGAATCTTTACTTGGTCGTTTTGGGTCTTTTACTTCAATGCCCATATTATACCCTGTATTTTTAGTTGTGCTGCTTTTTAGCGTTGGATATGAAAAAGAATCTAATTCCTCCATACTTGGGTAATTATTTGTGGCGGTAAAATCTCTATTTGGGCCATTTGCTAATGATATAGACATTCTTTGAGCACTTAATTGAATATATTCATCAAACTTAAATGGGTGTGAATTTGGGTCTCTTGAATTGGCGCGAGTCTCTGTAAACATGGAAATTGCTGTATATCTATACTTGGTAATATAATTTGGAATTGGGTCCATGTCTGGCATTGCATCTCCAGCTCCTAATACCCCAGATTTGGGTGGTATGCCAGCACCAGCACCCGCTCCAACAGGATTTTGTTTTACATATATATCCAATGCTTTAATATCAGGACCACCTGCGCCTAATAATTCTCTCAATTTAAAGTGCCCATGTGGATAAAAATATAATTCTGTTGCATATTTGGCATCATTATATCTATCATCACTTTGGCCCTTATAATCATCAATTTTTATAAGTTGAGTATTGTTTGTAAAAGTTGGTGTCCAATTTACTTCATTAATAGTATACCCAGCTCCTCTTCTATTATATGGCATTTTTTTAGAAAAATCATAAAATATTAGATTACTCATAGTTCCACCATACCACTCATATCGAGTTTTTTGCTGTTGGTCATATTCATTGCGCTTAGCAATATTTCTCTCATTACCTGCCACTTCGGCGGGTTTATCTTGCAATGCATTCCATAATAAATTATACATACTATTGTTCATACTTTCAGCATCTGCATTTGAGACTGCTCCATTATTGTTATTCATTTTATCATATACGGATATAATATTTGCATTATATTTTAAATATTGCCTCTGATTATTTACTGCATTATTTGTAGCAAGCAAAGGGCCGTTATGATATGTTGGAATAATATCTCTTCCACCAACTAATAACATTTTTAATGATGACATTGATACAAATGTATCTCTAGTTAAATTATTAAAAATTTCACTTGTAGTTTTGGATAATATTTCGGTATCTAGGGCGTCTCCTCTTATTGCCGCATATTCATTATTATATTCATCTGTATTTGGATTAAACATTTTATTAAATTTTTTTTCTAGATTATAAATACTACCACTTCGATTATGGTCCTCATAATGCTTAATTATCTCCTTCTTTAAAAATGGCCTAAAATATTCCATATAAAATTTTAAATCTGTAATAATACCATTTACAACATTTTGTAATTTTGTAAAATTTAAATTTAATTTAACCTTATTATTTTCAACACGATAATATGTCAAATCGATTAAACCATTAGAATCAACAATTAAAGAATACATATTTTCTAATAAATTTTCCATAATGTGTTGATAATCAACACCAACTCGAGAAATAAGGCGCATAAATAATATATTCTTTTTGTCGAGGTCTTCAACTTGACTAGTTTGTGCGGCTGCATTATCTACAATAACAATATCACGGCCTTCAAATTGTTTTTGTAAAATGTTTTTTGATGAATAATCAATAATTTGTGATGGTAATAAATAACTATTAGCATCGCCCGCATTATTTGAAAAATGCCGATATCTAATTGCATCAATTTTTTGAGTTGCAATTATTTGTAGGATTCTATAAGTTGGATGACTATTAGTCTTTATATTATTACTATAAAGATTATTGGCTACGTTTTCTGGTCCATAAAGTCCACCATATGGATATGGATTTAAATCTATTGGTGTGTTTTTTATATTCTGATCATCATGCATATGATCGGCATGATCGCTAGCCTTATTCCAACTATATAAATTCATGGGGTCATTTGCAAGTGGGGCATTATTGTAATTATTTGCGGCCATAGGATCCAATACACAAGCCTGGTGTGGCTCCCTAGGATCTATAAGCATGCCAGCATCGTCTACAAGTCTCAAGTATGGTAATATTTTTGACCCTCTAAATACTGGCTCGTCAATCATATTTGGCTGTATTAAATATTGATAATGTTCATCTTTTAGAGAATTATTTGGGTCAGCAAATAAAAAACCTCGAAGTGCTGTATTGTAAAAATAGTTACCACCAAGCGTATTGGGAACATTCCAAATGGCTGCGGCATTATGATTGACAAGCGGCATACCAAGACTATATTTAGTACCCTGAGCAGTAAATTGTCTCAGATGCAATTGATTAAAATTAGCCCCAGGTTGTTTATCTGCAACAACCAATAATCCATATAATAAATCGACCAATTTTTTTTCTAAATTTAGTGGGTCTGAATCTTTAATATTATTATAATATCTTTCAATCATCATATAAATACCACTTAATACATTTAATCCAGTAATAATTGTCTCATGAAATAAAATTGCTTTATCATTTTTTAGACCCAAATTACCAGTTCCCTGAATAAGTTGAAATACTGTGCTAATCTTTTCACGATTGCTTTTTGCATTTCGAACATCATCTTCAGCTTGGTGAACTAAAATAGTATAAGAAGACATATTTTGAATTCTTGTATCTTTAAAATAAGTATCCAATTTTGTTCTAAAATTATTAATTAATTTTTGATGTGGATGAGAATTAAGATTAGTTCCATCTACAATATCAGGCGTTTGATCACTAAATACTTTTTCTTCTTCCCCAGTAATTGGATTTATATATTTACCAGATGCATCATCATATGCAAAATTGCCAGTTCTAGAAACTCCGCTATATATATCACTTGGAGCAAATTTATTAACTTCATACTCATCTTCATCGGGAAGAATAGAATAATTTGTTGTATTTACTTTAATCTGTCCAATATTAATATTATCTCTTTCTCTTGTCATTTCAACCCAAGTATTATATTCATCTTTTTTTATTAATCCATATTTGCGATTTACATCTAAAACAACATCATTAATAACTGCAGTTACAATATCGGGTGATTTTTTATCCGCATAGTATCTGTAAATTGTATTAATTTCCTCTACTATTTTATGAAGTTCCATATCTGAGTATTCACCATTTTCTGGAGTTTTTGTCTTTCTAAAAATGAGTAAAAATAATGGAGTAAATAGCCCATCTAAATCTGGAAGAAACATAATTTCAGATTCAACGCCGCTGCTATTTTGTTTAGGGTCCAAAATATCCTTATAAAATTCAATCAATCTTGGCAATTTAAAATATAATGGCATTGCTTCTTGAATAATTTCGAGCCGGTCTTCAGAGGATACTGGATTTTCAATACCCCCGCCGACTCCCCCGCCGACTCCCCCGCCGAGTTTTCTTTTCTTTTTGCCACCTCCTAAAATCATTCTAGTATCAGTAATCCAATGTTTTGGCGGTGTCATTTCAAGCATATCATATGAGCCAACAACAGTCATAATTTTGCCAGCCATGGCTTTAATCATTGCATGAAAAAATTTATTTTCAATTTCATAATTATTATTACCATTTGTATTAACAATACCATTTGCGCAACTTGTAAAATATACAGAAAATGGGGAAATTGTTTCAGTGCCATTTAATGCCACAGCGGCATTAGAAGCTATTTTATAATTACCATTAAGGTTATAACTATGTAAATTAATTGCCCCCCCCACTCCGCCAATTTGTGAATCAATATTTGCACCTATACTTAGTCGTAAATCTGGCGCATTGAGATTTACTCCTTCTGCTGTAGTTTTTGGAACATTTAATCTTAATGCGCTTTGTTTTAAAAAATTAAATAAAACTCTATAAATTTGTGATGGAGACATAAATACTTTTGTACTTAAATCCGTTGATCCAAATTTATTACCAATACGAATAAAAGTATTAACAATATTCTTAAGGGCTTGAAAGTGGTCAATCGCACTATCTACTTTTTTCTTTATGGATTCAGTTCTTTCAATACCATTATAATTTGCACTTTTTTCAATAATAGAAACACCATATACTGGATTTCCAAGTGTAACTGTATGGGCACCGCCATCTATATAATTATTATTTATACGGTCATAATAATGAACATCCGGTTGCATATTATTAGGGTGGCGATTTGCACCTGCTGCAAACAGGTTGTCTTCAAAAGCTATTGGTGCTGCGTTTGAATCTACAGTATATCCCGGCAACTGCTCAAATGCCTCACATAAATCATTTCCTGTTGATTCGTTAAACCACCTTGCAATAACTTGAGTCTCATCTAACATAGTTTTAATTTCTTTAACGGCATCAATATTTGAAGTAATTGCAGGAGTAAATTCTTTAAGATATAAATCGAGTGCTTGTAGTGCCTTATAAAATTTAACTTTAATATTATATTCAGCATCAACCCATTTTTTAGCCTCTGTTTTTATCTTTTCATTATGTGATGCATCATTTCCTTGTGCAATTAGGAAGCCAGTGCTTACTAGTCTCGTATTAATAATTTTAATATCTTTTTTGTGTGCAATATCTAATTCATATAATCGCTTAGCAATAGAATTACCTAACATATTACTATAATCTTCTCCAAACAGGTCATGCTCTTTAGATGATATTTTTAAATTATTTCTAACCCCTGCAAGATAATGATAATAATTAAATGTATTAATAATTTCATTTAATGTTAGACCTGTCTTTGCAATTTGTGGAACATCAATTTCTTTATAAATAAAATCAGCACCGCCTTCTACATAAGCCCCTTCATCATCAGAGTCATTTTTTTGCACAGATTCTCTATTATATGATCTATTACTTTCAGGATTACTAATTTCTTTAGCATAATTGCGGTCGTATTCGCCAACATCAGATAATTTATCTTTATTTTTATTTGTGATTGATGAATAATATTCAATCATCTTTTCAATACGTCCAACAATATCTTTTACTTTTGAAAATTTACTAGATTCATTTCCTGATGCAAGACTATCACATGCGTTTGCAATCATTCTTAATCTATTAATATATTGTTCTTTCTTTCTTCGGGCCTCTACGGTATCAATTCCACGAGAAACAATAAATTCAATAGTCATCTCACTAGTTGCTGAAGAATTTTCTGACCCAGACATACTTTCATCATCTAAATGATTAAGAGCCGCTTTTAATACTTCTAATTTATGAGTTAATGGAATTGTCTTGCCCAAATTAACAGCAATATCTTTAATTGAAGATAATAATTCATTATAATGGCGGTCTAATCTAATTACAAAATCTTTGCTAATAAGTTGCTTATTAGCCATAATTTTATTAGCTCTTCGCCTAATACTTGATTTAATTGGGGTGCCAAATACATCAGTATCAATCCCTTCAAGTTGGTCATCAACATGTCTATGGCGACGCCCACCACTGGCACCGCCACTATATTGCACACCACCTCGACCCCCCTTAGCAACAATTTGTTTAAATTTTTCATCTGTGCGAAAGTCAAATCCCTCTCTAAGAGTTTGTGTTGCATGAAGAAATTTAACCAAGTCAGCATCATTCATTTTCCCCTCATCAACAATAGCATCCAATTTAGATTGAAATTCTTTAAAAGAATTGCTATTTAAATATTCATTCATAGAGACCCCAACAGTCTTAAGTGCTTTATGTACATGATTGGCAATAGATGCGGTGGACCCCAATCCAGATAATGCCGCCGCAATAGCATTTGCAAAATCAGTAGAGCCCAATTTAAGACCTAATTTTTTAACAAGCGATAAATCATTTCCATGTTCTTTTAATGCCTCTTGTAATACTTTTGATGCGGGTTCTAAATGTACATGAAGAAGATTTTCTAATACCATCTTCTTTTGGTCGCGCTCGTGTTTTGCTCTAATATAAACATCATTAAGAGGCTTAATTTCGCGCTCTAATGTGGCGTCATCAACTTTTCCAATATTAGATTGAATCTTTTTATATAATTCGCCCATAACTTGGTCCATTAAATTCATAGAATGAAGTGCATTTTTTACTGAACCAATAACACCAAGAAATTCAGTATTAACACCATGATTAAAACTATGAGTATATTCTCCCACAGCGCGGCATATTTCTACAGGGGGCAGACTTAAATCAATAAATTTTTCATGGTCAGGGGCGCCTGGTGTAAATTCATCATTAAGAACGCCTGCAACAATTTTACATACTTTTTCTTGAGTCTTTGATTCTGCCGCAAATGTTTTTCCTTTTTTTGGATTTGGAATTTCTCTATTTAAATCATTAATAATTTTATCTAAATCATCATCGGGATTTACATTCATACCCACTTTTTTCATCGCGCGAGCCATTTTACGGATAGTATCATCTTTTGCCTTGCTCGCATATGATTTTTCATATTCTTTTAGCGATGAAAGTTCATCTGTGTTGATATTATGAGAATGATGACTAGACCCACCTGAATATTGAGCGGCAGTTACAACTGCGTGTTCGTATGCCCCTGTATATTGTTTTCCTCCACCAGATATTCCAGCTCCCATTATCAAATAATTAAGTTTAATTACCTGGTATAATTAATCAAAATAATTAAATCAATTTATGCAATTAAATTTAATTATTTGGGACAAAAAATTATATTATATATTAATTTATATTTTAAATAAAAAAAAAATATATTCAAATCAATGTGCGCACTGGACTTTATATTTTTTTGTTATTTTTATATATTATTTTTTTGAATAAATTATAAAATTATAAATATAGATAACAAAAAGATAAATAATTAATATAAATATTAATTAAATTATATTAAAATAATTATTAATTATTAAATATTAAATATAAATATTATTACAAATATATATAATTAATATTTAATATTAAAATTGTAAAATGTCAAATCAATATTGTAAAATAACATCGTGGATTCAACACCACAAAGACCATGGCGATGAAAAGTATGCCGAAGCTATAATGGATTTATGTTTAGATTCTTGGTTAAAACCAAGTAAATATAATGGATTAACTTTTTTATATCAAACTAGTAAATCTATTAGAAAAAAATTTTGCGATAAAGTATTTACTCCTGATGCGCGAGAGGCATGCGAAGAATTTAAGAGATATATTCTCCCCGATGTCTTCCATTCTTGTGAAGATTTTCAACAAAAAGATGTTGGAAATGTTTTAGGTTATAAATATGAGATTAAATCTTGCGATAAAAATAAGGTCGTATTTGACAATGGGATGGAAATCCATGCATTATTGGGTCACAATAGTTTTGAAGCCCTTTCTCCAAATTTAAAGGATATTATTAAAATTTATTATGTGGTAAAAGGTGAGCCGCCGGAAAGTGGTGAGCCATATCGCGTAACTCATAGACGCCGAGAAAAAAAAACAGTAGGTGGAACATATACTGATTGTAATCGTATTTTTACTGAAGTTATTCTTCCAATTTTACAAGCGCCTGGATTTAAATTAAATGGGGCATATTCTGCATTTAATAGAGCTTTACAAATCTTAAAAGATGAAAATCATATGGTATCTCCAAATACTATAAATGATTTAATTGCATCGCAGCATATTGTATCAACAACAGAGAGCGGCATTTTAAATTATATTTTTTATATTCTTGATACTATTTGGGATGAAAAAGATGCTGCAGAATCCGCACAATTGGCAATATTAGGTCGTAAATTATTAAATGCAATAATAGAAGAATTAAGAAATGAGTATCCTAAAAATGCGGGTAAAGAGCGATATTATCAAGATTTTTATGCTGCATGCGAACATATTTTTACACCGGCAGATATAACGCCAGAAGTTTTAAATAAAATGACTACCATGATGGATGCAGCAATTGCAGAACATTCTAAAGACCCAACAAAGCATAATATTTTAGATTTATATCTATCAAAAGCAGCATCTAATGGTGTATTGTGGGGTATTAAATTATTTCCAGTTATAGAAGGCAAAGAAAAATTACATGAATCCCTATTATCGCAGCGGCTATTAACATGCGCAACTGAAAAATCATCATTAGGCCATCAAACAACAGATGAAGAATTTGAGGCGAAATTAATGGCAATTACTAGACAATATCAACTGTCTTTAAATGGTGAAAAATCATGGGAAATGAATCCACAATTGGTTAGAGCTATGATTGGAGCCATTCATGATAGTATTAATCATAAACGAACGGAGCAACCAGTTTCTTTAGAGGCAATTGGAGATGGAGCATTAACTGGTCATGGCTTTTCTTCAACATTATCGGGTCTTAAAACTGGTGTAATTCAAGGTGGTTCAGAAAATCCAGAGAGTTATTTTTAATTTAATGAGATTCTAACTCGATTAAATCTAATGATATACCAGATTGCCCCCCCATTACCCATTTTCGCCCTTTAACTTTAACATTTATTTTTTGACCCCTATTATCTTTTATTTTTTTTTCCCAAAATTCTTTATGTTTTTTTATAGTGATTGTACATGTCATTAATATCCCATCTAAATACTTTTCTTTATTAAATTCATATGGCAATTTTATATATTTGGTTGTAATATTTTTAATATAATTTTGTAGCAAATTAACTTCAGATTGGTCTTCAATCAATAATCGAAGCCTCCCATATTGATCACTAACTGCTAAAATTCCAGATATTGATAGTGTCTCCATTATTTATAATATATAATTACATTTTTATTTGTTTTATACAAAAAATAATAAATTTTTTGATGTGTTTTATAAAAAAAAATAATAAATTTTTTGATATGTTTTATAAAAAAAAATAATAAATTTTTTGATGTGTTTTATACAATAAATAATAATTTTTTTATGTGTTTTATACAATAAATAATAAATTTTTATGTGTTTTATACAATAAATA